CGTCCGCCGATCGGGCTCCGCGCCGTGAATCCGGAGTCGATGCAACAGGTCTGGATCGATCCCGAGGGCGATCCGCGTCGCTTCGATTATGCGAACTGGGCCGGGATCATCGTGCAGATCCCCGTCGAGGACATGCTCCACTTCAAGGATCTCGAGATGGGCCGTCCGTTCGAGGCCGACGTCTTCGGCTATCCGCGAGGCGCGACCGCGATCGGCTCGATGCTCGCGGATAACGAGGCGACGCAGTACGTCCGCCAGGTCGTGACGAACGACGGGACGCCGACCTTCGCCGTGCTCATGTCGGACGAAGCGACGACCGAGGACGCGACCGCCATGCAGGACCGCTATCGCGCCCGCGTCGTCGATCGCGGGAAGCGCGGGACGCCCGCCTTCTTCGGGGCCGTGCGCGATATCAAGCCGCTCGGCTTCACGCTCTCCGATCTCGAGTTCCCGGATCTCCGGCGCGTCTCGCGCGAGGACATCTGCGCGGCCTTCGGCGTCGATCCCCGGATGGTCGGCATCGCCTCCGCCTCGAGCGACGGCGGGCTCTCCGGCGTTCAGTACGCGGAAGCCCGCGCTCGCCTCGTCCAGCATACGATCGAGCCGATGTTCTCCGTCCTCGAGGACGAGATCAACCATTGGCTCGCGCCCGAGTTCGGCGACGTCTGGGTCACCTACGATCACGACCGCCTCCGCGACCTGGTCGAGAACGATACCGAGACCTCGACCCGCATCCGCTCCGAGTTCGACGCGGGCCTCCGCACCTGGGAAGAGAGCCGCTCCGCGATCAAGCTCTCGCCGCTCCCGATCCCGACCGATAGCCTCCTCAAGACGGCGGGCCGCGATCTAATCCCCGCCGCCCTGGCGGTGATCGATCCGTCGACGATCATGGACCGGCCCCCCGAGACCGACGGCGAGACCCCGATGGTCGGCGGTGACACCAAGGCCCCCGAGCAAGTCGTCGCGGACGCCGAGACCGTCGAGATGCCCGAGGGCGAGCTCGAGGCCACCGGCGCGACCCCGGACGTCGTCGAGGACGACGAGGATCTCGAGGACGAGGAGCTCGATGAGCTCGAGGACGAGCTCGAGGACGAGGACGAGGACGAGGAGGAGGAGTCCCGCGCCGAGGAGCTCACGAACTTCCCGAACGAAGGCGACGACAAGAAGGTGACGCTCCGGAACTCGCAATGGGAACCCTTCCCCGTCGGCGAGGCCGAGGACCTGAAGGAGAACTGGCCCGAGATCTGGTCAAAGGGCGGCAACGTCAAGGGGAACGAGCAGTACGCCAAGCTCGCCCCGATCGCCAAGCGGGGCGGGGTCCCTGACGGCGAGGCGGAGGAGAACGCGATCCGCCTCCGCGAGGCCTGGATCGCCCGTCACCGGGGCAACACCGAGCTCCCCGGCGTCGTCGCCCAGATCAAGTGGCTCGCCGTCGGCGAGCGCGGCCTGGATCACATGCGGAAGGTCATCCGCGAGGCGAAGGACGCCCTCAAGGATCGGAGCGAGCCCGAGACGCCAGCCCTGGACGAGCGCATGCTCCAGAAGCGGGCCAAGTGGGAGCGCGTGAACGCCGAGCTCGATCGGACCGAGGAGACCTACAAGGCAACCGCCGAGGCCCTCTTCCGCGCCGAGCGCCCGAAGGTCACCCGCTCGATCTCGACCGCCGAGGACTTCGCGACGGCCCGCCTCCGCGTCATGGAGGCCTACCGGATCGGGGGCGAGCTCGAGGACGCCTGGAACGAGTCCTTCACGCCCCTGGTCGGGAAGTCCTACGCCTTCGGCGCGACCGAGGTCGCCGGGGTCGGGGCCGAGCTCGCGAGCGATACCGTCGAGGCGGGGCTGGCTGGGCGCTCCGTCCAGACCGTGCGCGAGGCGATCCGGAAGCGGACCGCCCGCCTCGCCGAGCTCATCGGCGACACGACCGCCCGCGAGGTGATGGCGGTGATCGAGGCCTCGGAACGCGCAGGGCTCACGGTCACCGAGACCGCCCGCCTGGTCAGCCGCGCCGTCTATGGCGAGGAGCGCGTCGGGATCCGCTCGATCGCGATCGCCAGGACCGAGTCCGCCGGGGCCCTGTCCCAGGGCTCCTGGGACCAGGCGAAACAGATGGGCGACCTCTACCGGACGAAGGAGTGGCTCTCGTTCTCGGACGACGACACCCGCGACACGCACCGCGCGTTGAACGGGACGATCGTCGGGATCGACGACGCCTTCGAGACGATCACCGGGAGTCGTCTCATGTATCCGCTCGACTCGAGCCTCTCGGCTCCCGCGAGCGAGATCATCAACTGCCGGTGCGTATTAGCTTACAGCGACGAGCCCGCATAACGCGGGCCGTCATCACTTGAACCGAGGGATCCTATGACCGCCGTAGAGTTCACGAAGGAAGAAGCCGCCGCTCTCCTCCAACTGATTGACCTCGCATGCAAGAGCGCCGGGCTGAACGTAGCCGAGGCCGCGACCGTGCTCGCGCGGAAGATCGCCCCGGCGACCCAGGATCCCGCCCCGTCTGACGCCAAGCCGGACATCGCCCCGAAGGAGTAACGCATGCCGAAGCCCGCCCGCGAGACCCTCTGGCACCTGACCGACGCGACCCTCCAGGTCCGCGCCGAGGACGATCTGCCGCCTGGAATCGCGGGCCGGGTCTCCGGCGTCGCGCTTACCTATGAGGTCGTCGATAGCTACGGGACGATGTTCGCGAAGAAGTCCGCGAAGCGCTCGATCGATGGGCGCGTCGCCGCTCGCAAGGTCCCGCTCCTCATGGATCACGAGCGAAGCTCAAAGGCCCATGTCGGCGTGATTACGTCGATGTCCGACGCGGGCGAGGCGCTCCTCATGACTGCCGACGTCTTCGACACCGCCGAAGGGCGGGCCGCGCTCGAATACGTTAAGGCCGTGCTCGCGTCTGGTGCGTCGACCGGCTTCTCGATCGGCTTCATCCCTCGGGCCTCCGAGATGGTGACCGTCGACGGGAAGGTCGTTGAGCGCTTCACCGAGATCGAGCTCCGCGAGGTTTCGATCACCCCGATGCCCGCCGTCCCAGGAGCCGAAATCGCATCGGCCCGGAACGAGCCCGCCATGCCTTCCACCCCTGTCGAGGAGGTCCCGTCCGAGCGCACGGACGCGGAGCTCCTCACGCTTGCCGCTCGCGTTGCCCTGGATGCGCTCCCAGAAGGCGATCGCCTCGCGGTGCTTTCCGCCTACCTCCCGCCGGTTGTGACCGAGACGGCCTCCTCCGCGATCCCCGTGATCGCCGAGACGCCCTCCTCGAGCATGTCGACGGCCCGGATGGCTACGCTCGACGAACGGACCAGAGCGGTTCGCTCGACTTTTTCGATCTAACTTCAGAGGATTACCGACCATGAAGGCCCCCCTTGTTTCCAAGAATCGCGCGGCGAATGAGCTCCGCGAGCAGGCGCACAAGCTCCGCGCCGAACTGATGGACCCGACCGCCTCGTTCTCGCACGAGGAGGTCGAGAAGCGCACCGCCGACATCCGCGCCCTCGAGATGCGGGCCCAGGCCGCCGCCGAGTTCACCGCCGACGCCGAGATCTCGCGTCAAGGTGGCGACGAAGGCCTCACCCGGATGGACGTCAGCAACGAGCGCCAGGACTTCGCGGGCATGAAGGACGCCCAGGACGAGGTCCGTCGTGAGCTCGCGAAGGGCTTCAAGAACGTCGGCGCGTACCTCCGCGCCGTCGCGAAGGGCCCCTCGAGCGCGAAGGAGGCCGAGACCCTCAAGCGCGTCGACCTCATGACGCGCACGATCACCGGCTCGACCAACGGTGGCGAGTACCTCCTCCCGCTCACCCAGGTCCCCGAGATCTTCTCGACCTCGAACACCCAGCCTGGGCTCTTCCAGTACGCCCGGCGTTATAATGTTCCGGGCCGGAGCCTTCGTCTGCCCTATTTGATCCAGGACGAGGGCACCTCGACGCTCAACCGTCCGATGGCGGGTAAGATCGCCAACGTGACGATCGTCGGCGAAGGGTCCACGAAGCCGAGCCGCGAGCCGTCGTTCGGTCAGCGGGTGCTCACGATGTATAAGTACGCCGCGATCACCGAGTTCGGCGACGAGCTCCTCGGTGACGACTTCACCGGCGAGCTCCCGTCCGAGGTCACCTCGGCGGTCGGCGGACAGGTGATCAACAAGATGAACGAAGACATCACCATCGACGGGACCGGCTCGAGCCAGCCCCTCGGCGCGTTCAACGCCTCGAACACCGCGCTCCTCGCGGTCGCTCGCGCGACGTCGAACACGTTCTCGGCGGCGGATGCCTTCGCGATGTACGAGCGCCACACGCACGGCCCGAACTCGGTGTGGATGATCTCCCGCCGGGTGCTCGCCAAGCTCTTCGCGCTCCAGACCACGAACAACACGATGGTCACGTTCCTCCCGAACCTCCGCGACGCGGTGGGCCTCCAGCTTCTCGGCCTCCCGGTGATCGTCACGGATCTGCTCCCGACCCTCGGGCAGAAGGGCGACGTCGCTCTCGTGAACGGCGACTTCTACGCGATGGGGCTCCGTCAGGCCCTGACCGTGGAGTCCTCGATCCACTACAAGTTCGTCGAGGATATCACGACCTACCGCTTCGTCGCTCGTGGCGGTGGCATCCCGATCCCGACCTCGACCTTCGCGTACAAGGTCGACGGCTCGGGGAACAAGGTGGACGAGCACAGCCCGTTCGTCGTCCTCGATGTCCCGGCCTCGGCGTAAGCCGTCGGTCTCTGCTTCGGAGGGGGTCACCGCCCCCTCCGAGGTAGTTCCGGCTCTCGAGACGGAGGTCCTCTGTCTCGCCGAGTCGATTCTCTTCGGATCTCGACGCCAGCCTGGGGAATGGTTTCCGATCCCCACCGAGCGC